TCTGCGCGTGATCACGAAGTCCGTGCCGCGAATTTGACAGTTTCCGGGGTACCCCTCGTCCTCCTTCAAGTGCAAACCAGCGCGCATTGATCCGGGCGAAATAAACGCGCCACTTAATGCCGCCCACAACGGACGGCCAAAGGCTGGCTCGAAAGCAAGCTGAGTAGGAGACGTCTCAAAGATGTAGGTCATGAACAGGCTGGGCGACTGCCCTGACTGAACCATTTTGTTGAAGTTGCGTGTGATCTCTGCGCAGCTTTCTCCATGCGGCGTGACTTGCAGAACACACAGCGACTTCTTCCACGCTTCACCCCATTCAGGCGGCTTGTCAGCTGCCTCAACTTCCGCTGCGACGCGGTCCTGATCAACCAGCCACTTTGCGTACTGTGTGGCAAATGGTTGGTCGATCAAGCCCGGCGTCTTGTCCACGAAGATGCGGAATGCGGCATACTGCCCGATGTTGCCGCCCATGTTGATGTAGTCTTGCTGTGGATTGACCGGATTGCCAACATACCGCACGGTCCAGCCGGTGCTCGTGCTCCACATGTGGCGATCGCCGTCACGGAGTTGCTGCGATTGGTCAGGCAGCGTGCCATCTGGTGCTGCTGTGATGACCTCTTTGCTGTAGTTGGGGATGCCCGATGCGCCCATCACCACACCAGCTCCGCACCCTTCGGGCGGAGTCGCCTGCCAGCGCCAGACCCCAGCAACTTCCATCCAAACGTCAGTCGGATGCGGCGGAGGCGTTCCCGGCTGCGGAGTGCCAGACGGCACGTTCTGCCAATGGTCAGCTGGCACGGCGGCAGGCTGCTTCATGTTTGCCGATTCATATTGCGTCACGACTTGCTTGATTGCTGCTAGGAATTCGTCTGGCGTCATTGTCATGATCATCATCCAAGGAAGATATCCGTTTTGCTGGTGTCGGATGACGCCAGCATTGCCTTCAATTGCCGCTCGTGCTCTGCCATGAGTGCGTCAGCCAGCGCGCTGTTTGGATCGATGTTGAAGCTAAAGTGCACCGGACCTTCAAACTCGATCGCGACATCTGCTGATACAACCAACTTGTCAACGCGATAGCCCATATCACGCCGTCGCTTTCTTGCTGGCGTCCATCACGGTCTGCGCCAATGCAGTTTGCGCCGATGAGTTGCGGCTGCCATCGAAGCGATAAGAAAAGACCTCACGCCAGACGCCCATGGCAATCGCCAACAGCGGACCAGCGATGCCGATCAGCGCAACGTCGATGCCCTTGGGGACCATGATTGATTGATAGATGATTGCACCAGCCAGCCCAACCACAAGCGCAGTCGATGTGCCGCCAGCAAAGAACACCAACCATGGAGTCATATCCCAGCGCTCCTTGGTTGAGCGTAGCGATGCGGCATCCTTCTCTGCAATGCCTTGTTCGCTGGCCGCAGCGTCTGCCGCCATCAGCTTATCAAGCAATGGCGACAGATGATCGAGGTAGTCCAAAGAATGCTTTTCCAATTCTGCAATCTTGGCCTGCAGCGCAGCCTTCTCCGCCTCGTCAGCCGGATCCTTGGTGATTGCCGCAACGGCCTGAATGGCGCTTGTCTGATTTGTTACCGGAATGCCAACCTTGGCTCCGATTGCCCCCAGTAGATTTGTGAGCAGAGCCTGCGCCGCATCAGGACTTGCGCCTGTAGCTTGGCTGATCGTGGCTTGCGCCCGCCCGCTGAATTTTTCCAGCACCGCGCCAAGTAGTGGCTGCAGAAACGTCAATGCTAGTCCGCCCATGTTGTTCTCCGGTTGAGGTTGATAGTCGATGCTGTGATCTTCGATTGGTGCTGCCGGCTGCGCGTCTTCATCAGTCCATACGTTGCCTTCTTGCATTCCGAGTGCGAGCTGCTTAAGCGGGAATGATGCTGCCTCGCCCTTCGTCACCTCACCATCGTGATCAACATCCAGCCCTCGATTCTGCAGCAGAGCCTTGCTGCCTGGAGGGAATAGCACGGCATCGTCTGGCAGACCGATCGCATTTGGCAGAAGGATCGCCATGTATGTGTCGGCAAAGTTGTGCATGCGACCGCTATACTGCCGGAAATACATCAGCACATAGTGCAGCTGATCTTCGGCCGTCATTGCTGCGAGGTCATCGACTGTCGTGCCAAGTCCGATGGCTGTCCGGGGCATAAATTGAATCAGCCCAGTTGCGCCGCTTCCTGCCTTGTTCTTGATGCCAGGGCTGAACGTCTGCCCAGATTCAAACGCCATATCCGCCATCAGATGCGAAGGATCGATGCCGACTTCAGCAGCAATCGCCCGCACCAGCCGTCGGAATTCAGCTGATACTCGTGCTCCCCATGCTAGGGCTGCCATTCACTTCTCCGGTTGACTACGGTTGTTTGTAGCGATACTGCTGGCCTGAGTACGTTGGTGACTGCTGTGCTGGCTGCTGGAAGTGATTGTTTAGATCGCGTCGCATATCGCGCATGGAATCATCCAGCTCGTTTTGCTTTTGCAGCATCGTGCGCACGTTGCCCTCGTTGTCCGTTATGCGGTGCTCCTGTAATGCGTTGACGTCCACTTCCCGCTCGATCGCCTTGATGTATCCACTTAGGATCCACCACGACAATGCTTGCACAATCGCGATCGAGACAAGGGCAATCAGGTATCCACCCTTTGCCATATTCAAGATGCGATTGACTTGGTCCTTGTGCTCCGTGAAATCAATCGCCACGGCCTTCGTGACTTTGGTATTCTCGCTAAGGCTGGAATTCATCCGGTAAAGGATCATAAGCATCGCCTTGTCTTTGGGGTCCTGAGCCTTCTCGATCCAATCCAGGATTTCCTTCTCCACAAGCCGTCCCACTTCGTCTGATGATGATTCATTGCCAAACCAACTGTTTGACATCCGCCGCTCCCCCTGCCGACGCTCCTCATTACTCATGCTAGAGCTCCTTTGACTTGGCTCCCGTTATTACCTGCTGTAATCGTCAGCGAACCGGCCACGATGTAGCACGCCTTGCCTGCTGCTCCACCTGCTGAACCTGTTTGAAATGCAGAGTCACCACCTGCCGAGCCAACCACACCGAAGTCGCCGCCGTCACCGCCGTACCCGCCAGTAGTGGACGAGTGAATGCCGGCGATGCTTATTTCGCCGTTGCCGCCAATACCGCGTGTTCCGTACGGCTGATTGATGTTGGTCATCTGCGCACCATCGGTCGCATTCGTGCCGCCGCCAGCAGACGTACCCGTAGAGCCATACAAATAGTGACCCAGCACGTCCGCGCCGCAGCCTTGACCGCCGCCACCTCCTGCTGCTGGGTTGTAGCCAGTGTGGTAAGCGCGTGCACCGCCGCCACCGCCGCCACCACCACCGAAGAAGTAGCCAGCAGTGTTGTCGAGTGTTACCGTGACGATGCCGGTGTAATTGAGATACAGCCCATTACCAGCGTCTCCGCCTGCGGTGCTTCCATCGGCATACGGACCGGAGCCATTGCCGCCAGCGCCGCAGTGGCCCATCATCGCGCCATTGTTGACGATCAGGAGCGTGCTGCCCGCAGGGAACGTTCCGGTGACTGATACCGCGCCAAGGCTCGCATCACTATAGACGAGAATGCCCGTGTTGATCGTCAGAATGATCGCCGTTGGCACGCTGTAGCTCGCGCCAAGGATTGTGTAGTCTGCCGTCACCGCGCTGATGGTGAGGTTGACTACCGGCATCTGCTGGGAGGCGTGCATCTTCATATAGTCACCACACACCCTTCAGCAATTCGCGCAACATAGACCAGAACACCCTTTTGGCTTCTGATGGGGTGGCGCAATTGCGCGCAGACAGCTCTGCTTTGCGTGCTGCGGAATGCACCAGGTCTGCATTTGCTGCTGCCTCCACACCAGCAGGCGTGCGCGGTGTGTGTTGATTGGTCATTTCCAGATCACCGCGCCAAACATCGTCGTGCCGCCGTCCTTTGTCCAAAGCTGCACCCATGCGGCCGTAGCGAAGGAAGGCTTGCCGGCTGCACCCCAGTTAGCACTCGGCAGTGCAGCAGGCCATGTGTTGGCATTGAAGTTGGTGACATATACCATGTGCGTGGCCATCCCGGTCGCCGCGACGTTGCTGAAGGTGATTGCGTTCGTGCCGCTGTTGGCGATGACGGAGTTGCCATTCGACCAGTCAAGCGTCACGCCTGCGCCGCTGCCGGGATTGTATTGCGCGTTGACCTGCTCCGTGGCTCTCGTGAAGGAGGCCACCGCCGGAGTCGTCTGGCCGATGCTTGCACCGTTGATCGTGCCGCCCGTTACTGCCACTGCGCTCGCCGCTTGCGTAGACATTGTGCCCAGCCCGCTAATCGAGGTTGTGTGGCCTGCGACTGTCGCGGTGAGTGCCTTCATCTTGCCCAGAAGGCCGGTGAGCCACGAGACCCAGCCACCTGCGCCGGTCGTGGCCGTCAGGTTGCCTGACGAGTCCCAAGTGAAGGTCTGCGTGTCGATCGTCACATAGGTGCTGCCGGTGTTGTATGAAACGGACCAGATGATCTGCGTCGGATTGCCATCTTGTCCAGCACCGCTGCCCCAAGTGAATGCTCCCTGCAGCCACGTCGCGCCGCTCTTCCAAAACATCGACGCTGGCTGCGCCGCCGTGCCACCCGACTGGCTGAAGATGAATCCATCCATCTGCCCCATCAGCACGGCATCGCGCAGCGCCAACTCGTTGTTGAGAAGATCCGAGGCGAATGTGGAGCCAATGCTTGCGCCACTCGGCTTGGTGATGTCAAACGGTGCGTAGGCCATGATCTTCCTTTAGACGCGATAATTGTTGCCGACGAATTTCTGTGTGCCCGTGCCGTTGTCGAGGACCGTGCCGGTGATGCTGTGCATAGTGTTGCCGCTGACAGCATACCCGTCGCAGGTTCCTGTGGCGCCGATCGCTGCCATATATCCCACGGTATTGCCGACCGACGTGTGGGTGTTGTTGGTGATGTTGAAAATCTTGACGCCACCATTGACTACGACGCACGCTGAACCGGACGCGCTGTTGCCGCAATCGAAAAATTTGTTGGCACTGACGATGATTCCATCGCAGGTTCCGGAACCGCCCCACACGTTGACCGCGCCGTTATCACACAGACCCATCTCGCTGCCGCTGATGCTGATATTGCGGATCGATCCGCTGGTGCTGTTGGTGGTGATTACTACGCCATAGTCCTGATAGTTGACAGCGTACAGGCCGGTGATGTTGACCCCGTTCAGTAGTCCGCTCGCGGCTGTTTCCATGTACACCGCATTGAGCACGTCCGCGTCGGCATCGACACCATCGCAGGCGCAGTTGACCATGAAGATGTCCTGCAACCAACTGGACGCTCCGCAATAGAACGCGAACGTCCGCCGCCCGTAATAACCAACCACGTTGTCAAAGTGCACGCCCCGCAATCCCTGCCCAGAACCACTGGCGCTCGACTGCAAGACCACGGTGTCCTGATTCGCAGTCCCGGTGCCGATGAACGTTGAATCGCGCACATTCGTGTCGCCACAACCGAAAGTGGACTCGCACACCATGCGGAAAGCAGCGTTGGTGCTGCCACTAGATTTCACGTACGCAGTGACGTTGTCGTAAGTGATGCAGCGCGCGTTGATGTGTTTGATTTGGTCGCCCGGGAATTGCCACGCGAAAACATTTCGAACAACGCAGTTGGTGTTGTTCCCGGCCAGCCCGTAACCACTGCGACCGATTTGCAAGGCGATTGAGTCGGAAGCGCTGCCGCCAAAATAGAACGATATGTCCTCGATCGTGAATTTGACCGGATAGCCGTCGGTCGTGTACACCTCCAGCCCGATCTGGCTGGACGTCGAGAATACGCAATTGATGAGCGTGCCGCACCACTGCGCTCCATTGGAATATCCGGGCGCTCCGCGAAACACCAGACCTTTGCCGCCGGTCAAGTTAGCGGTCAGTTTGGCGGTGATCTTGTGGAGTCCCGCTCCGAGCTGCACGATGGCCATGCCATTCGGCGTGTTCTGGCTCTGCGCAATCGCAGCGTCAATGGCGTTTTGGATGTGCGTGGTGTCGTCGGTGGAGTTGTCGGCCGCGACGCTGTACATCGGTCCACCGTGACCTTGAAACACACCCTTGCCGTAGATTTGCCCTGCGGCCTGAATGGTGCTGTTAGAGGCAAGCCAGTTGAGCCACGTCGTTCCGGAGTTGATGACGCAGTTTGTTGCGTCGATGGTCATCCGCGCCGAAACAGAAGATGAACCAGCAGCCGATGTGCGCAGGTTGATCGCTGTTGCCGGACCCGCCGCTGCAGCTCCCGGTGCATCAAGGTAGAGCGCATCAACCGCATACGCAAGGGTCGCATCGCTGGGCGTCGTGCCCGTGCCGGATACGTTCTTGAACTTGTACCCCATCTCCGTTCGGAACAACCCATACGACAGCACGCCGTGCAGCAATGACAACGTGTAATTCGCATCGTAACTGAACGTGCCGACAGCGGTCAGGTTCGCATCCGTCGCTGCGGCGCGCACGGCCACGGTAACCCAACCTTGCGTATTGCTGGCGCTGTTTTGCAGCAGTCCTTTGATCGCTGCAAACGATCCTGATCCTGCCGCGAACACCAGCATGCCACCATTATTGGTTGCGCCAGCCGTATCCTGCAACACGACCGCACCGCCCAGCGATGATGCTGTTGTTGGCGCAGTCGTGGCCTGACCTGCACCGGCGATGGATGTGCCGGACGTTCCGCCATTGGCGACGAAGTTGCCAGTGCCATCGATGAAGCACTTCAAGTGGCCGAGGTCGCTGATGATGAGTGTGCCGGTCGTGGCGAGGTAGCCTCGCACGTATTGCGCCGATCCAATATAGGAGAGGCCAGCCTGCGACGTCCACGCACTGCCATCAGGCGAAGTCTGAATGATCGCGGTGACGCTGCCGCTGCCAATCTCCACATATGCCGGATTCCAGATCCACTGCGCCGTCACTACGCTGCCATGGTTCAGATTGCCGGTGGTCAGACTCGATGTTCCGCCCGCGTGATACGTCAGCAGCGGGTTGGTGTAGGTGTTTAGCGCAGAAGTGAATGTCGCATTCCAAGTTGCGGCCGCATACGCTGTCGCATAACCCGTTGGACCATACGCCACCATGTTGACCAGCGAGCCCATCGACGCAAAGATGTCGTCTGCCGCATAGACTGTCGGCGAGAGCGTGACGACGACATCGACATAGAGCGCGTTGGCGCTCTCCTGCCCATTTGGATAAGAGGCATTGCGCACAGAATCGCGCGCCTTGAGCCAGACGCGCCACGTCCCCACCGGGAGCGCTGTCGTGTCATAGGTGACCGTTGGAGTAGCAACAAAATCCAGCAGCGTGGCCGTGCTCCATGATCCACCAGTCGATCCCCAGCGCAGCTCATGCGCTCGCAAATCGAAATCATTGCTTGGCGTCCAATTGAAATGCGACACACCACCGATGCTGTAGCCATAGAACGTCAATGGATCACTCGGCACCGATGGCTTGCCAACAAGGAACACCGAAGTGGAGGCGTCCGGCCCCACACCACCCGAAGGAGTGGCGATGCGAACGTGTACCGTGTAGGTGATCTTCTCCTGCAGCGCCTGCGTCGTGAATGCCTCGATCTGCGAGGTGCCTGATGCCGCCCGCGTCCCGTCTGCCGCGTACACCTCGATGATGTAGTACAGGGTGTATGGATAGCCTGGATCAGTCCATGTCGCCTTGATGCGCGAATTCCACCACCCGTCATTTGTACGGTATGACTCTTCAGCCAGAGTCAGGCCAGTGATAACTGGAGGCGCACCCGGCTGCGGCAACGTCGTGTCAGCATACGTTGGCGTGCTAACAACGATGTCGCTGTACTCCGCTGGGTCATACTCCATCCCATTGATCTGGTAGCGTCCGCCACCAAGGTCATTGATGCCGGTGCAGCGAAACAGCTTTGCCGTTAGACCGATGGGGTGCGTTAGATCAAACACGCGGCCATACTGCAGCTTCAATGCCAGATCGAATGCTGTGAATTGGCACGTCAGGTCGCAAAGAGTTAGACCATTGATGCGCTCCGTCGCCTCGCGAATTGCTTGCGTGAAGCGATTGACTCCGGGCATCGATACCTGCGACACGCGACGCGGAGTCGTCCCGGCCAGCACGCCCGCTGCGTAGATCGTGGCAGGCACGTCGCGCCAAGGCTTGACTGTAGTATCCGTATAGTTGACCGTCACCACTGTGGGTATGGCCTGTATTCCGGTCTTGGTCAACGTCAGCGAGTCTTCCACGACGTTGGTCTTGTCAAAGCTGAATTCTGAGGAGGCCGTGGCGCGCGGGATCAGGACATAGGTGCCTGCCTCCTGATGGATCATGCAGCCCGCATAGGCACGAAGAGTCTGCAGCCACGATCCAACATCTTGCACATTGATCAGAGACAGACCGATGGTGCGCCGCTTCTCCGACGGCGATCCGATCATCGCGTCACAAGCAGAGGCCACCGCCGCGACCGATGTCCAATCGACGGCACGCCCCATGCCATAGTCAGTGTTCTCGATAAAGTCCGCGAGGCAGTAAGCTGGGTTGTCCGTCCACGTCGGTGTGCCGCCACTGGTTAGTGCCACTTTGCGGCCACGAATCGTCGCTGTCACCGAAGGGAAGCCATTGGCAACCGAGTCCGGAATCACAAAGACGGAATAGCACCACCCGCGCAATGCATCAATCGTCGCATCGGTCAGCGATCCATAGGTGATCGCGGGCGATTGCGAAGCGCACGCTGTGCGCAACGTTGAGTCATACGTCTGTGATTGCGTTCCAAGATGATGTGTAACGCTAACACCAGAAGGCAACGTAGCATCCCACATCTCCACTGTTTCGATTGCATCGCACTCGCCATAGGCCCAGACGGCCAGCAAGTACAAATTCGGACCAACAGTCATCACGCCAGCGATTTGCCCACCAACTCGATCGCGGCCATAGATGATGCGGGCATTGACATTCTCTCCAGCCACAGTCTGTTGGCGATCTGCAGCAGGCGTAGATGAATCAGCAAGGACGGTGCGCGGAGTGAGATTGGGTGACAGCGTCACCGATGGAATGACGTGGTTGGTCACCAAAGATGCAAATGCAGCCTTGATCTCAGCATCAGTCGCGACAGGGATGAATGAGTCAGCCATCAATTCTGCCGGTTGAGAACATAGCGTTGGCCGCCCCAATAGATCGTTTTGCCTGAGGCCGGAATGATCGAGAATCCAGAATCCTTCGTGATATACTGGCGCGGACTGAATAGCACGGCGGAGCGCTTGCTGATGAAGGAGATGACGACTTTCTCCGGCCGCACTTGGCAGGTATCGCCAACGCCATCGAACACCAGCACTGGATCAGACGTCGCGATCGCCGCCGCATCATAGATCCAAATCTTGATCGGAACGTCTGCAGCACCATACGTCAATGTGTTGTAGGTAAAGGCACCCGGCACGGTTTGCGTGCCGCCGTTGTTTATGGAGAGGTTGCCGCGAATCTCACCAGTGCCATCCCACGATAGATTATTGACTCCGACGCCCACACCAATCCACACGAGCGAATTCCAGTTGGTGTCACCGCGCGACGAGAGGCGCGACGGAGTTGACCATCCAATCTCCACGAGGTATCCCGGTCGCGTCATCTGCGCTGCGAGCGCAGTCAGGGTGGCGCTGCTGATGGAGCGACTCATTTGTATCGCCTGACGTTAGTTATACGAACATTGCCGACATGCCCGTTCTCCCAGCGCACTTTTACATCTGGCAGTTTGTTTATCTTCATTACCTTTAGCACGGTGCCTTTCATTCCTGCACTTGAAATTATTTCGTGACCCTCTTTTGGCCAGTCTTTTTTCGGAGTGGGGAAGTTGGTGTGCATCTTCCTAGCCAATGCTGCCGCCTCTCTCGCCGCATCACTCCACGCCATCACACACCTCCGTATTCATCTTCAGCCCACGGCCAGTCAGGGATTGGCGCTGTCTTCCCCGATAACTCGTGCGTGCTGTCGGACAGGAATTGAATAAAGCCATCGGTCACGAACGAATGGCAGCGAGTCGGTGGCTCGCAGTTGCATGTGACGAGGATGGATGGCGTGAACGTTGGGAGTGTGACGTTCTGGTTCCACGTCCAGCCGGGGCGGTCCGCGCTGATCTTCTCTGGCACCACGTGGATGCTGTCGCAGCCGGGGCACCAGAAGGCGGGACCGCCATCAGTGCCGCGCAGGATGTTGGATAGTTTCATGCTTCCACCAGATCGACTGTCGCTTCATAGTACCCGCCCTTCCAGACGTACTGCGGCGGACCAGCAAAGTACACTGTGTAGGACGTGCCATCTGCAACCCACACCAGAAGATTGGTGCTGTGCTTATTTGCGGCGTTGTTGTAGTATGTATCGAGCGTCGCCTTGTCAGCAATCGAGCACCAGTGCACAAGCCGGATCTGATTCTTGGTTGCGTCATAAAATGAACGCAGCTTCGGCGCACCATTGACTGCGCGATCAATCTTCACGTCATCCAACGGCTGCACGACCGATCCCGCCATCTGCGCCAAGGAAGGATAGGTATTCATCAGTTGCCCCCATTATTGGAAAAGACCTCAGTGCCGATCGTCACCCGATTGTCCGTCAGATCAACCTTGACATCGACGTTGAGTGGCGTATCTGCAGCAGTGTTCTGCTTGTTTGCTGCGTCGATTTGCTTTTGCGCCGCATCAGCCATATCTTGCGCAACTCCTTCCAGCAGAGGCCGGATCGCCGTCATCAGACCAGCAACCGTATTCTGCGCATCAGTCTCCGTGCCGGTGAGCCCCTTCTGGATAACGTCATTCACCTTGTTGATGTTCGTGACAAACTTGTCAACATTGGCGGTCTTGTCATCGGTGCTCAGCAGCCCGAATGCCTTGTTGTAGTCATCGTTGATCTTGTTTGCATAGGCTTGGATCTTGACTGGGTCCTTCTCGGCAAGCAGCAATTTGTAGGTGTCATCAGCATTCTTCTGATAGTAGTCATACTGCTGCTGCGGCGACATCACCGACAGCTTGAAGGACTCGATCGTGCTGGAGAACATACCGCCAACAGCGGTCTTGATCTGCTCGATCTGCGCGATGAGTGCGACTTGCGCGTTGTAGTACTGGACCGTTGCGGCAGACAGATTCGTGATTGCCGTATCGGTGCCGTCAAAATTCTTGATTAGATCCTTCATCGCCACGGTCATATTATTGAGCGTGGTGTAGGCAGGAGTTGCGGCCGCAGCAATCGCCTTGAG